CGGCATCACCGCCACCGGCATTACCGCCATCAACGGCACATCGCCGTTCAAGACGGCCTACCGACTCTGGGCAGAGTTGACTGGTCAGGTCGGTGAGCAGCAGGCAGGAGCAGCGGCACAGCGTGGGCAGTTGCTAGAGCAGGCAGTCGCTGACTACTACACCGCCGAGACTGGCAAGAAGCTGCGAAAGTCGAATGGCATCGTGCGCCTCAAGGAGCATCCTTGGGCGATGGCTTCGCTGGACCGCACCATCATTGGCGACACCGACGGTCTCGTAGAGATCAAGACCTCAACCAGCAGCCGCTGGCAGTTGTACCCAGTGCCGCCTGAGTATGTGGATCAGGTGCAGTGGCAGATGTTCATCACTGGCGCGTCGTACTGCGATGTCGCCGTGCTGCTCTCTGGCTTGGTGTTCCGCATTGAGCGCGTAGAGGCTGATCCGATCTACCAGACCCTGCTGTTCGATAAGGCCATGGCGTTCCTGGACTTGGTCAAGACCAAGACTCCACCGCCACTGACCGGCAACGACAGCGACACACTCGCAGAGGTCAAGCCGCAGAGCAGCAACACCTACGCAGTGGCTGATCCGCAGCTCGATCACATCGCGCGTCTCTACATTGAGGCGAAGGCTGAGGCAGAGGCTGCCGATGCTGCACTCAAGGAGATGGCGATCGCCATCAAGGAAGCCATTGCCGATGGCGAAGGAGTCAAGGGTCAGGGGTGGCTTGCCACCTGGAAGACCAACAAGAGCAGCGTCAAGGTGGACTGGGAGAGCATCGCGGATGTTCTGCGAACGGTAGCACCAGACACCTACGGTGAGGCGGTCACACGCTTCACCTCAGAGAAGCCAGGGGCGCGCGTGTTCCGAGTCTTTGGCAAGGAGGATCAGTCGTGATTGAAGTACCTGTTGATACCGCACTCCTGCTCGAAGCGGAGCAGATGTTCAAGGAGGCGAAGAGCAGCGATCACCTGCGCTTCCGTACCGAGAAGGCGAAAGGCAACACCGACTGGACAGGCGTGATGGGTCAAGCCGTCTTCGCCGCAGTGCTACGAATGGAGCGCCTGCCGTTCAAGTTTGTCAACATCACACAGCGTGACTTTGAGGTGTGCGGCTTGAAGGTTGAGGTCAAGAGCAAGGTGTGGAGCAAGGCTCCGTGGCCGAGCGATCCGGTCAGCGTCTTCAACTACATCAAGGATCACCAAGATGTCGACTACTACGCCTTTGTGCATCTGCAACTCGGACCAGGCGAAGACCGCAATGGTCCGCCAAGCTTTACTCGATTCCCTAAGGCGTATTTCTTAGGGGTGAGGGATGCCAAGTCGTATATGGCAGAAGCAGAGGAGGTCAAGAAGGGAACGATCTTTGATAGTGGTCACGAAGCAAAGGCAGACTCAATGAATCTGGCGGCCGCAAAGTTGTTGCCAGTCACAGTATTAGGAGGGAACGAGAATGAGTAAGCAAATCGCAGCAGCGCTCGCAGCGCCTTTCACCGGCACGGATTTGAAGCAGCGCCCAGGGCGCGGCGGAATGACCTTCACCTACGCAGATGCACGAGCCGTAGCTCAGCGCCTTGACGATGTTCTGGGGCTGGCTGGCTGGCAGTTTGAGGTCAAGGTTGCTGACGCCCAGCGCTTCGTCGTACACGGCACCTTGGTCGCAGTGATTGACGGCGTGACCACTGTCCGACAGGACTTTGGCTACCCAAACAGCGCGCAGGATGACGAGCCACTCAAGTCAGCAGCAAGCGACGCCCTGCGCCGCTGTGCTGCCCAGATTGGGGTAGGGCGGTCTCTTTATGCCTCTGGCACAGGCGCGAGCCTCTCCGTGGCTCCTAGACCCCTTTCCGTTGATTCTGTGAGGGTATCTCAGCCGTCGGTTTCTACGAGCGATGTGGCCGTAGCAGCAGCAATGCTGTTCGCAGAGGGCGAATGCCCAGACCACCGCACCGCTTGGTCGTTCAAGCCTGCCGGTATGAGCAAGGCTGGGAAGCCGTACAGCGCCTTCTACGCCTGCTCTGGCAAGTCGAACGGCACCTTCTGCCAGCGCAAGCCGAGCATCGCTTGGACCAACGCGCAGGTGCGCGATGAGGGTGAAGCAATGCTTGCCGCCAAGTCGAAGGGGCTGCACGATGGCAACCCTGAGCTGGAGACAGCGCTTGAGGACCTGCCGTTCTAGGTTGAGCGGCATCATCTACGGCTGGGAGAGACTGGTGACCTCCACCTCTCCCAGCCACCAACACAGACGGAGGACTAGATGCAAACAGATGTTCTAGCAAGTTCTTGGTCGTGTCTCAGTTTTGTCGGAAAAATGCAGCACGACAAATGCGAGTCAGACATTACCCAGCTGTATAGGTTCTACTCCCAGAATGGCACTTTGCTTTATGTGGGGATTAGCATCAGCGCAGTTAGTCGATACGGTCATCACAAACTCAATGGTGATTGGTGGCTCCAAGTAAGCAAGATGGAGATAGTCAACTACCCAACTCGCGCAATGGCGGAAGAGGCGGAGACAGCCGCCATCGTCAAAGAGCGACCATTGTTCAATAAGAATCACTCAACATTCAAGAGCGAAGAGGAGCGCACTATGGCCGTTAGCGCTGCGATTAGAATCGGTAGAGGATTGAGGATTCCAGCTGAGACACAAAAACTTGAATACGAGATTGTGGAAGTACTAGCGGCGCGGAATCTAGAGAAGCAAATGCTCATTGATGAGATCACGGAGTATGGGGCATTAGGAGATTGCCCAGATGGCTGGCTCAGGTATGCAGCGTCAAAGGGGCTTGAGGTTGATTCCTGGGAGGTTCTTGACAAGAGCAATGCCTATGACTTGCAGCAGCTTCTATTTGCCCTAGAAGACGCCGCCGAAAAATGGCTTGAACAAACTAAAGAAGAGGATTGGCGTTAGCCAGAAAGAGGAAGAAATGAGCCTATGGGTCAAGTGGGATGTCAACAGTCACAAGGATGACAAGATCGCAGCGCTGACTGACACGCAGTTCCGCGCCTTTATTACGCTGATCGCGGAGGTGAAGACCTTGCGCTCCGGCGGAGTCTTCAAGAACCGAAAGCACGCCAAGGCAGTCATCGGATCACGGCTCGGAAGGGCTGTGGATAAGTTGATTGAGAGCGGCCTCCTGACCGAATCTGGAGACGGTGTCGTGGCAGTGTCGAACTACTCTCGGTATCAAGTCGACCCAACCTCGACCTCGCGTGGACAAACTTGGCGAGCACGAAAAGGTGGGGAGTCAACGGTACCAGAGCAGAGCAGAACAGAGCAGAGCAGAATCTCTCCCTTACCCTCTCTTAAACGAGACGGAAAGAGCAGGCTCTTGCCTATCGGAGAGATCCTTGGAGTGAAGAAGTGAGAATACGAGTGGAGAACCCTTCAGCTCGGACACTCTTGCAGAGAGAGCGACGAGCCAAGGAGACTGCAGAGGAGCGAGCATTGAGGGTGCTGAAGTACACGCTCTACAACCATCGTATGACGATGGAGCAGTACACGGCCTTACGGCTAGCACAGGCTGACCGGTGCGGTGCGTGCAAGGAGCCGCTTCGCTTTGGTGAGCCACGAGCGGTGACGGTCGATCACGATCCGCGCTGCTGCCAGTACGAAGGGCTAGGCACTCGGAGGACAAAGGGAGCGCCGATCTCGTGCGGCAAGTGCGTCAGAGCGCTGCTCTGCGGACCGTGCAACCGAGCCGTCGGATTCCTGGAGCGCTATCCACAGCGCTTGCATATGTGGATTGAGTATGTGAGGAGGGTAATGAAGTGAGCGCACATATCGCATTCGTAGGACCACAGGGGTCAGGGAAGAGCACGCTGGCAGAGATGCTGGAGGAGCGGCGCAAGAGCCGCTACATCGTTCTCCCAATCGCGCAGACCATCCGTGAGGTGGCATCGCTCGCCTACGGCGTGGACTTCGACAAGAGCAAGCACTACGAGCAGCGCCGACTGGGCTTGGATGTCAAGACCTCAGGCCGCGAGATCCTGCAAGACATCGGCGCGCAGCTGCGCGAACTCGACGCCTACTTCTGGATCAAGGCATGGCACGACGCGTTCCAGCGATTGCAGCCGCTGGGTCGACCTATTGCCATTGACGATGTGCGGTTGCCACTGGAGGCGCACTTTCTCCGGCAGCACATCCCAGGGATCACCATCGTGCGTGTGTTTGCCTCCGCAGCGGCTCGCACCGAGCGCCGTGGGGTGCTCCAAGGGGCAGCCGATGTGACCGAGCACGGCTACCTTCAGACCGAGTACGACTTGCAGATCGACACAACAGACTTGACAGCGGAGAAGTCCTACGCGATCCTCAGGCAGTACATGGTGGATAACGGCAAGTGGTCGGCATCCCCAGAGGAGGAATCATGAGCAATGTCGCGCTAACAGAACTAGAGACACGAGCGGCGCAGCTTGGCTATCACTACGACGGCCTAGTTCGAGTCGGTGAGCCAGCACTCTGGACGGTGGTGCTCATTGACTCGGCTGGGTCGGAACTGACATTCCAGGGCGACACCATTGAGGGAGCCATCGAACTAGCAACGGATCGCATGGCAATCCTGTCAGGGCTGTGCGACCTGTGAGCGGCTTCTCCTATCTCGGCATCACGCTCATCGTGATCAACACTGCGCTCTTTCTGGTGGTGTTCGCTAGTCTGCCGATGAGCATCAAGCGTGGCATAGGTGTGGCACCATCGTTCATCTACCTGCTCACCACAGCAGCGACAGTGGTATGGATCTGGAGGGCTTTGCAGTGGCAGGCGTAAAGACCAAGCGCGCAGGAGCAGCCAAGCCGCCGGTATGGACGGTAACGAACTGCACCGACTGCGGCAAGGTGATTGACTACACCGACCCCAAGCGGCAGGTGTTCCCTGGTACGCGCGTGCTCGTGATCCACGAGAAGGGCCGACGCTTTGAGTGGCGGCACAAGGCGTGCGTGAAATGAGTCACATCGAGATCCTCACCCCTGAGCTGGATGAGGGCATTCGCTGCGTGCAAGAGGGCGCAGACGCTTGGTGCTATGACCCCAAGATCGGTCGCCAGTTCGCCAAGTTGAGCATCCGGTACTCGGACGCAATCGCGCCAGAGGGCTGGTTCTTCCTCAACGAGCACATCTTCAACCGCGCAACCATCGCGGACTTGATCAAGGCAGGTCACCTAGAACTGCAACAGTCCGTGTTCACGCTGTCCGATGGCGGACACGCACGGCTAGGAAGGCTGGTACAGAAGTGAGCAAGATGAGCGACCTAGACATTGACGAGCAGAACAAAGAGAAGTCCAAGCGCGGCAAGCGCGCACGCAACAAGGGCAACTCATTCGAGCGCGAGGTCGCCGAGAAGATCGGCGGTGTGCGAGTCGGCCAATACGGCGGCAAGACCGATGTCATGTCCGACTGGATCGTCATCCAGTGCAAGGTCGGCAACGGCTCCTACTCGGAGCGCTACGACGGCTGGCTCCGATCGGTCAAGGGCAACAGCAGCCAGATCACCGCACTCGTCGTGGGCGACGCGCCTGGACCAGGCACCAAGCGCCGCACCATGATCGTGCTGGACTTTGAATCCTTCGTCGCGCTCCTAGGTACACCGCGTGAGTAGGGAAGAGGTGACCCTGCTCCGCGCAGGGTTCGCCAAGACCTTTGCTCCGCACCTAGCCGAGAGCCGCCGCTGGTCTGCGTTCACCTTCATCGCCGACATCCTGATCGCACGATCCTTCAGCCAGCCAACACTCATCGTTGAGACCGGCTGCGCTCGGCAGGAGAACAACTGGGAAGGCGACGGCCAGAGCACCGTGGTCTGGTCATGGCTCGCAGGTCAGTTGGATGGCTTTGCCTATTCGGTCGATATCAACCCTGACAATGTCAACACCGCTCGCGCACTGGCTCCAAGCGCTCGCGTCACCGTGGGCGACTCGGTGGACTTCCTCCGACACTTCGGCAACGCATCGTCTATCTCGCTGCTCTACTTGGACTCATTCGACTACAAGACTGGCAGCCTAGACGCGGCAGAGCATCACCTGCGTGAGCTGCAAGCGATCTATGACCGACTACCAGCAGACTGCATCATCGCGGTGGATGACTGCATCACTCCGACCGAGGGCAAGGGTGCGCTCGTGCGGCAGTGGCTAGAGGAGCGTGGCAACCTTCCTGTCTTGGAAGGGTATGTGACAGTATGGCTGAAGTAGTCTCGCTCCTACTGGGGCTGACTCTCCTGACTGGTTCAGCAGGACCCAGCACCACGCCAGAGACCCCAAGCGGTGTGCCAGTCAGCGGCGTGGCGACCTGGTATGGCAGCACGGCCCCTAAGGGTGAGAAGTACTGCGTGGGTGGCTACAAGAACACCTGCTCGCCCTATAAGTCCAAGGCGGCTGGCGGCCGTGGTGGCGAGCTGATCATGTACGCAGCGGTACCGCGCTGGCGCTGGGGCGACAAACCGTTTAGACTGCGCGTCTGCCGGAAGGACGATCCGACTCGATGTGTGATTGTGGTCGCACGCGACTCGTGTGGACGATGTAGGAAGGACATAACAAAGCCGTGGACATCTCGCAGCCTAGCAATCGATCTAAGTCCAACCGCGTTCTCTCGTCTCGCGCCGCTCGGCAGAGGCGTGTTAGCAGTGACAATCGCGGACTACCCATTGAGCAGCGAGAGTTCCAGCAAGCCTGTGCCGCGTGGGCGCTGAAGCTAGAAGTCAAACTCAACGCGCTGTTCAACCTTATGCCCCAGTTCGGCAAGAGCATTCACTGGGCGCGAGAGCGTTACTACGGCGGAACCTTTGTCACCGATGCAGACCTGTACTGGATCAACGCTCGCGTGAACGATGAGAGCGAGATCGAACACTCCGCCAAGTTGCAGCGCTACGCCGCAGCCGTTGATCTGATGTGCCGTGTCTGCGCTGGCGATGAGGACACTACGCCGTCTTGCTGGGATAAGACCTGTCCGCTGCGACCTGTGTCACCGCTCCCACTAAGGGTGACAAAGTGATGCGGTACGATTCCTGTGCGGCTGCGCGCCTTGTGGCGCTGCGGCCTCTCGCCCTGCCGGTGGTGTCCTCCCATCGGCAGGGTCTAACTTGGGGCAGCGTAGACGCTCTCACGACCATCATGGCTATTGCCGGTCAGAG